AAAAAAGATGATCATGGATTACAACACTTATATTTTTTGAACCTAAAACAAAAATTTTATAGGCGTCATTTACACTCTAAGTGGCGTTTATTTTTTTTTTTTTTGGTAAAAATGACAAAAAGTAATATTATCGATTTAATATATATTATATGTCAATATTAACATTCATAGAAAAATCAAACGAGATTCATAAAAACAAATATGATTATTCATTAGTTATATATAAAAATTGTAACACAAAGGTTAAAATTATATGTCCTATACATGGAATATTTGAACAAACGCCTAAATATCATTTAATAGGAAATTGTCCAAAATGCTCTAGAAAATATAAATTGAATAAAAATGAATTTGTTGAAAAATCAAATAAAATTCATAATAATAAATATGATTATACTTTAGTAAAGTATATTAATAGCAAAACCAAAGTTAAAATAATATGTCCAGTTCATGGTGAATTTTTACAATCTCCCATATCACATATGAAAGGTATTGGTTGTTCAAAATGCTCTGGAATGTGGAATTACACCACAAATGATTTTATTAATAAAGCAAACGAAATACATGACAACGAATATGATTATTCATTGGTTAAATATATTGATAGTAAAACAAAAATAAAAATAATTTGCAAAAAACACGGAATTTTTGAACAAACACCAAATAATCATATTTATAAAAAATCTAAATGTCCTAAATGTAATGTAGAAAATAAAAGATTAACATTGGAAGAATTTATTGAAAAATCTAAATCTATTCATGGTAATAAATATGATTATAGTTTTGTAAATTATAAAAATAATATTACAAAAGTAAAAATAAAATGTAATAAATGTAATAAAATATTTTTTCAAACTCCAAATTCACATTATGTGAAAAAACAAGGTTGTCCTACATGTAAAGAAAGCGTAGGTGAAAAAAATATATGCAGTCTATTAAATGATAAAAATATAAAATATATAAGACAATATACTTTTGATGATTGTAGAGATAAATATAAATTGCCTTTTGATTTTTATTTGCCAGATTTTAATGTATGTATTGAATTTGATGGTAAACAACATTATGAACCAATTGAGTATTGGGGTGGTGAAAATAATTTTGAATTAATAAAGAAACACGATTTTTTAAAAAATAATTATTGTAAAAATAAAAATATCACGTTAATAAGAATAAAATATGATAAAAAAATAAATATGGAGTTATGGGATACAATAAAATACCAAATGAAAAAATGAATAAAAAATCAAATGGGAAAAAGCGTTGGCACCAAGGGTTCTACAATATTAAAAATGTAGATAAATATATTGGAGACCCTGCAAAATGTATTTTTCGTTCAAAGTGGGAATTTCATTTTATGACATGGTGTGATTTGAATCCATCTATAAAAAGATGGTCAAGTGAATTTATAACAATACCATATCAAGATGAAAATGGCAAATATCACAGATATTATCCAGATTTTTATATGGAAGTAATTGATAGAAATGATCCTATGAAATTTGAAAAGATTGTTGCTGAAATTAAACCTTGGAAGGAAACACAAACACCAGCAACTCCTACCAAAGCATCATCCACCAAAGTTTGGGAATCTTATGAATATCAATTAAAAACATATCAAAAAAATTTATTCAAATGGACTAAAGCAAAATATTGGTGTGAAATGAATGAGTTAAAGTTTATTATTCTAACAGAAGCACATTTGAAACAAAATAATATAATGTAATGTACAAAGATTTTGAAGGATATATGTATGGTGTAATTGGTTTACATGGCACTATAACCAAAATGATAAAAGACTTAACAGACAAATTAGTTATGTTAAGACAAAAACCGAACTTGACGGAGATTATGGAGATAGAGCCTAATAAATTAGTTCCAGGTAGATTTTATCTTATACAATATAATTTTAATGGCAATTATATATGGTGTCCAATATTAGCATTAGAATATAAAGTTGTTAAAAATAATCATATATTATATGCTGTAAATCTTGAATATCTTCCTCCAAAATTTAAGATAGCCTTATTTGATAAAATATTTAAAGCATCAAAAAACTTTTTTGACAAAGTTTCTCAAAGTAAGTTTGTTAGGGAAGAACAACCAATTAAATTTTTAAATTTTGAATTTATGTATAAATCATTAAAACAAAATAAAATGGAGTGGGCAATAACAGCATATACAATAAAAGACTTTCAAGGAAAATATAAAATTAAAAAATCTTATTTATGTTCTATCAAAATTGCACCTGAAATAATTTTTGCTGATATGAAAAGACATAACACAAAAAATATGATAGAGATGCAAAAATCATTAGCTGGTCAAGAACAAATAAGAATGTCTCAAATTATAGAAGAATATGGAAAACTTATTGAAAGTTATCAAGAAGACTCAATAGAATATCATAAAAAATTAGCTCTTTTTAGAGATAAATTAAAATTATTTCAAGACTAACATTATTTTATATATATTTAAAAATTAATTCATAAAAATGCCATCATATAATAGATACACAAATCAAAATCAACAACAACAAAACAATTTAGGAAGTACTGTCGATAATCGTGGTATGTTCAACAGAATGTTGAGAAATCTTTCAAACTGGGGAATGGACTATGAAAATATGATTATCAAAAATACTTATTCTGTTGGTTTGCATGAAGATCCAAAAGGACAAACAACATTATCTACAAATATGTATGATATATTCTCAAAGAAGATTATATCAAAGATGTTAGATAGAAAATCGATAGCATATCTTGATAGAGCATATGTGGATAAGAGAAAAATTCTAAGACAATATGCTATAAAAGATGAAATAAAAGATTTCATTACTCAAATTGCTGACGAGTCTATTATTTATAATGATGATAATTATTTTTGCAAATTAAAAGATTTACCTGACGAATTCGACAATTCTATAAAACAAAGATGGCAAGAAAATTTTAATAAAATTTATAGAAATTTCGGATTTAATGATGGATTAACAGCTTGGAATTATTTTAAAAACTTTTTAATTGATGGTTATATTGCGTATGAAATAGTTTATGATAACAAACAAAAAAATATTATAGACCTCCAACCAATAGATCCAATGACACTTATCGTAGCAACCGACCCTGGTTCTGGTACAATTGTTTGGATACAATATCCTGATAATCCACAAATTAGAAGAGTTTTATTAGATGCACAAATTGTATATATATCGTATACTAATAATAATGAATTTGCAGAAACTTCATATGTAGAAAATCTTATTAGACCATACAATCAATTAAAAATGTTGGAACAAACAAGATTATTATACAATATTAATCAAGCTGCAATTTATAAAAAATTCATTATACCAACAAATGGTTTAACAAGACAACAAGCAGAACAACAAATTTACGAATTGATGTCAGAATATCATGAAGATGTACAATGGGATGATACAATGGGTACTGTAACAATCAATGGTTCTACAGATATTCCTCACTCAAAAGATTTTTGGTTTCCAAGTTCTGATTTAGGAACACCAACAGTTGAAATAGTTGCTGCACAAGGAACAGATTTAAATGAAGACTCTATGCTTTCTTGGTTTTTTAAGAATTTAAAAAGAGCTTCAAAACTTCCTTTTAGTAGATTTGATGATGAAGCAGGTGGTGGTAATTTATTTAATGATACATCAGAATTGACAAGACATGAAATAAAATTCCAGAATTTCATAAAGAGATTAAGAACTATTTATAAAGAAGTTTTATCAAAACCTTTGAAAATTCAAATGATTATGGATTTTCCAGAGTTGAAAGATGATAATTTATTCCATGCTTCAATGCACATTATGTTTAATACAAACGAATTATTTGAAGAATGGAAATATTTAAATAATTTACAAAAAAGAGCTGAAATTGCTTCAACATTGAGTTCAAATTTACAAGATGCCGAAGGAAAACCATATTTACATATAGAGTGGATTATCAGAAAGATTATGAAATTCACTGATGCAGACATTGCTGAAAATAAGAAATATAAGCTTGCTGGCGGAACAACTGGCGGAACACCTGGTGGAGAAGCCGGACCACAAGGTGGTGGCGGTGGTGGCGGTCAAGGACAAGGCGGAATGCAAGGAATGCAGGGACAAGGTAGTGGTCAAGGACAAGGTGGAGGATCACAAGGAGGCGAAGGCGGTGGTCAAGGTCAAGGTCAAGGTGGTGGACAATTTGAATTTTAATATATTAAACCCTCTCAAACGAGAGGGTTTTTTGTTTTCCCAACAAAATGGAAAAATAAGTGTTTTTTGAGTTAATATATAATTAAAAAATAAATAGATAACTATGATAAAACCAAACAAGTATGTTCTGATTGTAGAGAATAACACTAATGGTTTGACACTCAATGAAAATGTAAAGGTTGATAACAAAGGTAATAAAAATTATTGTCTATCAGGTATTTTCACTGAATTTGATGTGATGAATCGTAATGAAAGGATCTACACTGCGAACAAATTCTTACCACACCTAAATGAACTCGTAGAACGAAAGAACTCGCTAGGTGCAGTATATGGTGAATTTGATCATCCAGATGTATTTGACACAAGTTTACAAAGAATTTCACACACTATTGAAAAAGCTGTTTATAATAAAGAAAAGAATAGAATAGATGGTGAAATCAGATTGTTAAACACACATTGGGGCAAAGAAGCTAAGGCGTTAGTCGAAGATGGTTGCCCTATTTTCGTTTCAAGTAGAGCTGCTGGTATTACAGAATCAGATGGAACCGTTACTGTTAAAAAACTTTTTACCTATGATGCCGTTGCTGATCCTGGTTTTGGTTCAGCTAGAATGGAAGTCAAAAGTTTAAATGAATCCTTATTTCCAGGATTAAAACCAAAGGAAACCAACTTTAGGATATATGACATATCCGATGAGTCAAAAATTAATGAATTATTCAACATGAACCAAAATGATTTCGTTACAAAATCACAAATGGTTGAATACTCAGATTATCTTAAAGAAGAAGTTGAAAAAGTAAAATCTCTTCTTAATGAAAGTGTAAAAACTGGTCAGGCAAGTCCCGAACAACTAGTTAAATTATCTGAAGCGTATGAAAACCTTTTGGAACAACAAAACAAAGTTGCAAAGTATCTTGATTATTTGGCTGAAAGCATTCAAATCGTAGTAAATGAAAACAAGTCAATGAAAGAAACTACCGACAAACTCACTAAGCACAATGATTACTTAGCTGAGAATTTGGAAAAAACTATCAAGTACAGTGAATATCTTGCTGAACAACTTGATAAAAACATTAACTATTCAGAATACATTGCTGAAACATTAGATAAAAATATCGATTTTTCAGAATATATCGCTGAACATGTTAATAAAAATATTCAATTCTCTGACTATTTGGCAGAAAATATTGAAAAAACAATAGATTACTCAGAATATATTGCTGAAAATCTTGATAAAAACATTGCATATAGTGAATATATTGCTGAAAATCTTGATAATAATATAGCTTATTCTGAATATATTGCTGAAAACCTAGATAAGAATATAGCTTATTCTGAATATCTTGCTGAGAATTTAGATAATAATATTGCTTATGCTGAGTATATTGCCGAACATGTTGACAATAACATTGCCTACGCTGAATATATCGCTGAACATGTTGATAACAACATAGCTTACAGTGAATACATCGCAGAAAATGTATCAGACGGTCAAGCATACATGAATTACATCGCTGAAGGTTTAGATAACACCATCGAAGCATTAAAAGGTACAAAACTTTTTGAAGCTGGTAATCAGAGTATAGTTCCTAATATGAGAAATATTAGCGAAATAGATAAATACTATGATGAAGATGATGATTTCACACAAAGACCTCAAGTACAAACTCAAACACAAGTACAGGAACCAGCTCAAGTACAAGAACCTGCTCAAGTACAAGAACCTGCACAAACTGCACAACCAACAGCTCAAACCGAACCAACACAACCAGCACAACCTGCAGAACAACCAGTTGGCGGTTTAGAACCAGCTCCAACACAACCAGTAGCAGAAGTTCCAACAACTGAGGTACTTCCAACAGAACAACCTATTGACGGAATGCCAATTCCTACAGAAGGCGAACCAGTTGGCGCACAAGTACAATTAGTTCCTGGTGCAACAGTTTCTATTGAAGATAAGACAGGTGAAATACTTGCTTCAAATCCTTCAACAGGAATTTTAGTAGTTAAAATGGCTGATAACAATGAATTAGTAGAAGTACACGAATCAAAAGTTACATTAATCGGTGACAAAATCATGGAAACTGAAAATTCTTTGAAATCATATATTGGTAATTTAATTACAGAAACTAAGAAACGCAAAGCTTCTGAAAATCAAGAACCACAATTTGTTCAATTCTTAACAGAAAAGAACAAAAAAGCATGGTACGGACTTACAAGTGAAGATAAAGAAAAAGTTACCTTTGCAATAAACGAAAGTAAAGAACCTATCTACACAGAAAACCAAGTACTTTATGCTATTACAAATGCTCTTACAGTACAGAAAACATTCGAAGAAGTATTAATTGAGAATTTACCTTCTGAATTAAAACCTATCTGGGAACAGTTAAATGCTAATTACCAAAAGAGTATTATTAGTTCTGCAAAACTTTATCCTGATTTGAATACTCCTGCAAGAATGGAGAAATTCTGGGAGAGCAGAAAATTAGAATCTTATACTTCATTAAATGAAAGTAAAAAGACTCTTAATGAAAACAGATTAGTGGATAACACTTCTCTATCAGATGAGCAGATTGATGCATTCATCTCAAAAATTAAAAATTTAGGATATTAACTCATTGTATAGTAGGTGGTTAGGCATAAAAGCCTAACTGCCAAGAAAATAGAAAAAAATGACATTTTCGAGTTAATATATAAATAAAAAAAAACAAAATAGATTATGAATTTTATCGTAGATAAAGCAAAAGCTTTAAAAAAATGGACTCCTGTTCTTGACCACTTACAAGTAAGTGATATCGAAAAAAGAACATGGATGGCTGAATACGCAGAAATGCATCAGCTTAATGAAAATGTTGCTTATAGTACATTAGGTAACATTTACGGTATGGGTAATGTAACTGCTCCAGGTATTGGTACAGGTGCTGGTGCTTATGGTCAAGTAAACTCTTACGGTGGCGTAGCACAAGGTGGTACTAATGGTTCTGGTGATGTTGCACAGAATTTACTTCCTGTATCAATGAAAATTGCTGCTCAAACAATAGGTCTTGACCTTGTTGCAGTAAAACCAGCTTCTTCACCAAGATTAGAATTGTTATTCGTAGATTTTAAATATGATAACAATCCTGAATTACAAGGTGACGGTACAGGTGCTGATGAAAGACCTTTGGTTTTCAAAATCAACACTACATCAACATTAACAACACAATTAAGCTACTGGATGTCTCAAAACTCAGTTAGAGAATTAGTTGGTGGTTTAGATACAAGAGTGTTTGTATCACTTTCTGGTTCTTCTGTTCCTAATGCAGCTACACACTTTGAAACTGGTACACCAGTTGCTCCTATAACTTCTATTGCCAATAGTAGATATACAACTTCTAAAGCTGGTTTATTAGAATTTTTAGGTTTCTCAAGAGTTGATGGTTATGCAATGTTTAGAGCATTCCGTCAAAACAATAACGCTGCTGCTCCAGGTGGTGCAAGTTATTCAGCTTTTGATGCTACAAGAAATACATTTGCTCAAATTGCAGAATCAACTTTAGCACAATTGTCTGGTTCATCACTTGTATTATTATCAGGTTCAACAAACTATTCTTTTGCTTCAATTTCATTAGAATTAATAAGCACGATGGAAGATCACATTCCTGGTTTCTCAGCTGGTTGGTATATTAACCACGCTATGACAAGACTTGAAGATGAGCAAATATATCCTGGCGTAATCGGTCCAGATGTATTCACCAAATCAGTTGCTGTAGGTGACATCGAAATTTCAAGTGCATTGAAGAGAACTCAAATTGAAGATATTAAAGCTTCAACAGGTATGGACATTGTTCAAAAACTTGAATCAGTTCTTATTAACGAACTTACTCAAACAATTTCTAAACAAATTGTTGACAAAATCAGAACACTTGCTGGAGAAAATAGAGTTTCTAACACTACTCCAAGAAATAGTGATGGTACATACAAATTCGACTTTGATGTTGATACTTATGTAGCTGTTTCTGGTCCTGCACCTGGTGGTGAAACTTACCACTCAATTCAAAGAAAACTTGTTGCTAAAATCAACAACGCTTCTAACTTCATCGCTACAGATGGTAGAGTAGGTCCTGCTCAATACTTAGTAACAAACGGTAACTTAGCTTCCGTATTACAAGATGTTGCTGGATATACAATCGCTCCAACAAATGTAGGTAAATTGAGTACAAACGGTCAATTATACCCAATGGGTAATATTGGTAATATCGCAATCTATGTAGATCCTTACATGAGATGGGACGATAACAGAATCTTCATAGGAAGAAAGAACTCTGTAGACCAACCAGGTCTCGTATTCATTCCTTACTTAATGGCACAGTCGATTTCACTTATTTCCGAAGCAACTTGGGCTCCAAGAATGCTTATCAGAAGCCGTTTCGCTATCACAGACATTGGTTTCTTCCCTTGGAAACAATTCATGGAAATCCGTGTTACAGACAACAATGGTGTACTTATCTAATAGACACTTACAAAACAAAAAAAGAGAACTTCGGTTCTCTTTTTTTTATGCAAATATTTTTTCAAAAATAAATGTAATATTTTGAACTTTTGATTTTATTTTTTTAATATATAAAAGAAATAAACTGTGCTATTAAAATGATAATTACAAAAAAATTAACAATAAAAACAACCAACAAAAATATAACACATTATAAAAAAATTGGTTACAATATAAATTCTGGAGATATTATAGAAATTAATACTGATGAATTACCATTTAGTAGCAAAATAAAAATAGATGTTAGTTGTGATATATGTGATAAAATACAAAATATTTCTATATTTTCATATCGAAGAAATATAAACAATTATGGTTATTACACATGTAAAAAATGTTCAGATGTCAAAAAGAAAAAAACTTGTATAGAAAAATATGGAACTGATTCTTTTACAAAAACAGAAGAATACATTTTAAAGACTAAAAACACAAAAAAAGAAAGATATGGAGATGAAAATTTTGTAAATGTAGAAAAGCAAAAAGAAACCAATAATAAAAAATATGGTAAAGATTATTATATAGAAACTGATGAGTTCAAAGAAAAATCATTAATAACAATGAATAATAAATTTGGTGTTGATTATGCTTTACAATCTGATATTATATTATCAAAATTAAAAATGACAAATAATGAAAAATACGGTTGGGATTTTGTATTACAATCTGATGAAATAAAAAATAAAATAAAGAATACAAAAAGAAAAAAATATGATAATGAAAATTATAATAATAGGTTAAAATTTAAAAGTACTTGTATAGAAAGATTCGGTGTAGAAAATCCTATGAAAAATGAAATCATTAAAGAAAAATTAGTGAATATAATATATG